TCCAGATACGCCCGCGCCTCCGGCGACAGGCTGGACGGATCGAACGCTGCGGGTCCCGCGGGCGTGACCGGTGGTGCTGGTGCTGCGGGCGTTGGCGGCGCCGCGGGCGCGCCGGTACCCGGATCCCCGACCGGTTCCCCGGTCGGTGCGGTCCGCAGCATCGGACCGCGCTGGTATCGCGTAAACATCGTCGCATCCCTCCGGGACACGTAGAGGGGTCACCACCGGTGACATGATCAGGATGGTACCAGCCTGCATCGGCAGTTCGGATGGAACAGGCCGGCACGTCGGGCGGCGTACAGCGTCCGTGGTCCGGTACCGCCCAGCTGGATCACCCGACCGATCCACGGCCGGCAGTACCGCTCGCACTCACCCGGACCACCGGCCACCCTCGCCCGGCGTACCCCTGACCTCATCACCCGCTCGACCTCGGCGGCGGTCTGCGCGGTCGCGGCCACCATCGCGAGATAGGCGGCGATCGACCAGCGCCGGCCGGTCCGGTCGACAAACGCGGTCACTCCGGCGGCAAGCAACCGGTTGAGCGTGCGGCGCACCGCAGCGGCCCGTGAGCGGACGTCGGTCGAACCTGCGACCACCGCGCGGCGATACGCGGTCACCACCTGCGCCGCGGCGCGCAGGTGCGCGCTGTCCACCCGACGCATCACCTCCCCCCGCCAGCGGGGAGGTAACAGCCGCGCGAGGACGGCCACCACCCGGCGACCGGCCGCCGCGAGCAGGTCGGCCACCCACCGCCGCACCGCGCCGGTCTGTCGGGCAGCCCATGACGTCCAGTCCTCGCGGTCGGCACCGCCGGTCAGGCGCGTGATCAGGCCGCGGCGGATGGCACCCTGCGCGGTGCCGTAGATCCGACCGGTCAGCACGCCGAGATCAGGCGTGGCCATCCGGTCCGCCATCATCGATCGTCGGCACGTCCGGTTCCATCGAGCGCAACATCTCGGCCTGCGCCTTCTGTTGTGCGGTCAGGCGCTCGACCTCGACCCGCACCTGCTCCGCGTCCCAGTCCGGGTTGGCCAGTTCGACCTTGCGTTCGAGGCTGGCCGCCGCAGCAGCGTCGAGCAACTGAACGATCCTGGCCTGCTTTTCCGGATCCGGGGTGACGCCGTCCGGCCAGACGATCCGCGGCGGCGCGAACGTCACCCCGTGCGGCACCATGGCGTGCGCGATCGCCAGTTTCAGCAGCACGATCGACATATGGCGCAGCGGCGGTGTCGCATACTCGATCTTGCGCTTGCGGGTGGCAACGGTCCGGGCGCCGCGCTGGCCGACCTCGGTGGCGGTTGCCTGCTGGCCGGACGTCTCCTCGCCGAACGCGTCGGCGGACAACCCGGCGTGCTTGACGATGGCGCGCCACTTGGCGGCGATGCCGGCAAGGTGTTCCTCGACCCTGATCGGAAAACTGGTCATCGTGATCTGTTGCGGCTTGTCGGGGTCCGAGAGCCGGACCGCCGTGAACACGCGCTGATCGACGTCGAACGTGGCGCCCTGGCCGGGACCGAGCCCGCGCAGGTACCCGTCGGGGACGATGATGCGCGCCCGCGCCAGGCGGAAGTCCTCCAACATCAGCGACGTGATCTCGTCGAGCCCGTCGAACAGCGACATGCCGCCACCGTCGTAGTCCGAACGGCCGAACGGCGACGACTCGCAGTCCCGATTAGGTCGGACGTTCGGCCAGTGCGCCACGTCCAGCACGTCAATTCCAGTGAGCACCGACCCGTCATCGAGCACCAGAGAGGCGAGAAACTTCGTCTCATGGTGCGCGGTCAGCGGCTGCCGCTCGCCGAGATGCGTCGCCGTGCCCTTGAACAGAGCATGGTAGTTCCGGCCGATCCGATCGACGCATTCATGCCGCTCAAGATGACGCCAGAGCACCGTATCGCTGCCCACCGACGCAAGATCACGCCAGAACGTCACGGCCACCAGGCGACCGAACCGCCACTCGGGAACCGCCATCGCCGCCGGCACGGTGTCCATGAACGGCGCGTCGGCCAATTGCGTGTCGACGATCGCGCGCAGGAACACGCTGCCGTACGCACTGGCCTTCTCCGCGGCCTCCGACCACAGGGCGTAGCCACCCTGCTCGGTCAGGGCGGCCTGTAGGTATTTCTCCGTAGGCGACACGCCGTCACCGTCGGCGGTCTCGACCTCGACCGCGGGGTTCTCGCTGAACAACAGGTCCGACGACAACGCGCTGATGTCCCCGGCCGCCGGCACATGCATGTGCCCCGGATTTGCGGCCGAGCTCGACGGGCGACCCCAGAACGCCCGGGCGACCCACCCGACCATGCCGCCGCGCAGCTGCGACGGCCGGACCTGCGGATACACGCTGCTCGGCTGGCGTGCGTACCAGCGCCAGAGTTCCTCGGGCTGACCGCGGTACCACGCGCCGTACTCCGCCAGGTGAGCCAGTTCGTCAGCCAGGGCCGGCGGCGGCCATGGCTGGTTACGGTCGTACTCGATCGGCATCAGACCCGCACCGGCCCGCTGTCCGGATGGAAGTGGCGCCAGCAGCGCCACGCCTCGTCACGCTCGGTGGCTCGATAGCAGACCTCGCCGGACGAGATCGACTGACCACACCGATCCTCCGGGCAGGTCAACCCGACGTCGGCCGGACGGCTCGCCCACCCGGACAACAGCGCATAGGTCTTGACGTAGGTAACGGTCGGCACGTAGTCAGGCTACGTCACCAGTCCCGCTCAAAGATCCGATCCCGCCACAGGTGGCGTGAGGAGTACGTCGCGTAGCGCAGGCCGGCGTCGACCGAGTGATCGTCGATCTTCAGCGGTTCTTCTTTGCCCAGCTTGGCTGCCTTATCGTCCCAGACGTAGCCGGGGACCTCATCGAGCAGACCATGGCAGTCTGCCGCAACGACGATCTTCCGGGCGGCGATCAGCGATCCGGCCACCCTGATCGTGTCCCTGACGTCGTTGTCCGCGGCGCGGGTGGGGAAGCCGTCCTCGTGGAGCTGGACCCGGAACGAGGCGGCGGACGGATCCACAGCCACAACCTCGGGTATCACGCCGGTGAGCGCGCCGTCGGTGCCGGGCAGCACGATGTCGCGGTGCCAGGCGCGCATACGCGCGCTGTACTCGACGTCGGATAGTTGCCGGCGCTGCTGACGACTGTCCCAGCGCCATTCGTCCGTCAGATACAGGCACTCGCCGCGCCCGCGCCGCACGTCCGGCCCGATGGCCAGCAGCAGCGCGGCGAACGGATTCCGAGTGCCGTAGTCGACGCCGGTGCACAGGAACTCCGACATCGGCGGCATGAGCTTGCGATCCATGACGTTCAATTCGTCATCCCACTCGGCGAATATCGCGCCCTCCGCGAGGCACCATTCGCCGAGAATGTAACGCCGGTGGAACACCCCGACGTATTCGCGCTCCAGTCGGCGCACGAAATCGGGGTCAAGCCAGGGATTGTCACGGATGGCGAACGAAAAGATATTGACTTCCTTGAATTCGTCGCCGTACCGGTGAATCGCCCTGCCGTCACGCGTCAGATGGAAACGCGCCTGTTTGATCCATTCTTTGTTCAGATAGTGGCTGGACGAGTCAGGGTTGCCCGTGCCGATCCAGCGGGCGCCGGTGACCGACACCCGCGTCCGGGCCATCGCGAAGACACTCTCGGGCCAGGTCGGCATCTCATCGCCGTACCAGGCGACCAGCGTCATACCCTGGATCTTGGCGACGGCGCCTTCATCGTTGGCGCCCTGGAGGTAGACGGTGCGACCCAGAATCTTCGCCACGCCGGCGCCCATGTAGATCTTGGCGCTCTGTGGTCCGATCATCTTGACGATTTCGTCCAGCACATTGCGCTTGAGCGTGAGCAACGTCTTGCCGATCATGCACATTTCGCCCGGCGGGAGCGTGCGGATCCAGCGTAACCACACCATGATCGACGTCACGGTCTTGCCGGACCGCACGGCGCCCTCAAGAAAATTGCCAGGCGCGGTGCACAGGCCGGCCACATCGCGCAGCTTGCCGACCAGCGGCCGGTACAGCAGGTCGGTCACCCGGTCGGAGTCTCTGACGCGTGGCCGACACCCATGGCCGTCAGCCACGCGTCAACCGCGTTGCCGCGGGCGGCGTCCGAGTCGTACTGGTCGAGCATCTTGTGCTTGTCGAGCGCGATCGCCGCGGCGGTCAGCAGGATCTGCTGCTCCCTGGCCGGTACGCCGTCGAGCACCTTTTCGGCGTAGGTATTGTCCTTACCGCCGAAGTTGTATACCCGGTATTCGTCACTGTCCGTCATCGCCACGAGAGCCGCGGCCTTGTTCAGGAGTATCTCGCTGAGACGCGCTCTCCGATCCGCCAGCGAAAGTTTCTTCTGCTCAATCGCGTTTTGCATGCGGGACCGAGTCTCGGGA